AGACGAGTCGAAGCACTGGGGGACTCTAATAAATTTACTACAGGTATTGGAAAACTTGATGAAATAACTGGTGGTGGTTTAGGGGTAGGGGAGTTAGGGATTGTCTTTGGAGATAAGGGGTCTGGGAAGAGTATTGCATTAGTCCATTTTGGGGCTTCTTGTGTTAGAGCATATGCAGGAAAAGTTCTTCATATCATTCTTGAAGGAAGTCTTACCCAAACAAGGAATAGATATGATTCTAGGTTAGCAGCTTATAACTACAATCAAATCAAACGTGGGGACATGCCAAATGAAGTATTCCATCGTCTTGAAAATGAATATGAAAAACTTAAAGGGAATTTAGTTATTAGGGAAATGTTGGATGAGTTTGAATACACCCCAGAGCATGTAGAAACTGAAATTTTGGATTTGGAAGCTCATGGGTTTCACCCGAATCTTTTGATTGTTGATTATGGTGACTTGCTTACCCCTAGGACTAAATCTTTGAAGTCAGAGATTTATTTAGCCCAGAGGGAGATATTTAATGATCTTAGGATTTTAGGTAACAAGTATCGTGCTGGTGTATGGTCTGCCAGTCAGAGTACTCGTCCTAAAGGAAAGGAGGAAGATCCGACATTTGTAATGACTTCCTCTAATATGTCTGATAGTTACCATAAGCCAAGATTAGCAGATTTAGTAATTAGTTTGAATAGGACTACAGCGGAGAGAAAAGCCGGGATGATGAGGTTATGGGTGGACAAGTACCGTGACGATGAATGCAAGTTACTTGTTCCTTTGCGTAATGACTTTTCCAAGATGCAATTCAGTTTCACTGATCCGATATAGCTATAATGAATATCAATTCAAGTGCGGTTGAAAGTTATCTACGGGATCGTACAGAAGTACGGTCTGGGTGGAAGTCTAATGATTCATCTGAAAAGCGTATATGCTGCCCATTCTGTGTTGAAAAGAGGGGTACAGAGGATACAAAATTTCATCTTGGGATTAACATAACAAATGGGAAGTTCCATTGTTACCGTTGTGAGTCCGGTGGTTTTATAACAAAACTAATTCGGTTTTGGGATAAGGTATCCTTTAGCGATGCAGTAAAAGTAATAGAGGATGTACAAGAAAAGGAAATTTCTATAGATAGATTGGATCTTGGTATAACAAAGCCTAAGAAAGTGGAAGTTGAAAAGTTAAGTAGAGTAAAGCCCCCAGAGTATTTTGAATCATTAAAAGATGTTGGGCACCCATATTTGGAGAATCGGCGGATAGGAATAGATATGGTGAATAGTTATGCTCTTGGGGTATGTAAGATTGGGGCGTATAAAAACAGGATTGTGATTCCAGATTTTGATAACGCTGGGGAGTTGATTTATTGGACAGCAAGAGCAATGGGGGACGAAAACCCAAAGTACTTACATCTTCCAAATTCTTATTCTGGTAAGACCATATTTAACTTTTGGAGAGCAAAGAAACATGATATGATAGTTCTTACTGAAGGGCCTTTTGATGCTATGCGGGTTGGTTTCAATGGGGTGGCTACTTACGGGCATTCTATAAAGGATGGACAAAGAAAACTTATATTGAATAGCTCGGTGAAAGAGGTTGTTTTAATGTATGATTCAGATGTTCCAATAGATGATATTGAAAGTATGGCAGCTGAACTTACATCTTTTAAGAAAGTATCTGTTGTATATATACAAAATGGTGATCCTGCTGATCATACACGAGAGGAATTACTTTCAATGATCAATAAAAGAAAGACGATAGATGAAATTTTTTTTGAGATTTTCTCCAAAATTAGGCTTCATTTCCGAAAGTCGTGTATATAATGTACTGTAAATACATTGCCAAAGATGAATATATAATAGGGGATAGTTTTTACTGGATCTTTTTCTATAGGGGGTTTTAGTATGTATAGGATGTTAGATAGTAATAAGGAAGATAACAGAACAGAATTGAGGGAATTTGAATATGAAGTAGATAGGGAGACTCGGTACGTTAAGAATAATAAGAGGTTTATACTGTACCACTTTGCTTATTCAGAAGAGGATTTGAAACAGGATTTGTGGATGGAAGCGGATAAAGCATTAAAAGACTATGATCCGGTGAAATCTATTAGGATTTATGATGGAAAAGAGAAAAAAGCTAGAAGAAGTACTTTAGTAACATCGTATCTCCGTAAGCATGTAAAGAATAAAGAACATATGTGTAATCATAAAAAACGGAAGTGCCAGCCAATCCTGTCTGGGCTGTTGATGGAAGCTTCTTCAAATTCAATGAATGTTGAAAATGATATTTTTGCTTGGGATTTGTTAGATGCTATTCGTGCAAGGATAAATGATTTTGAGAAATCTGTATTGTCTTTTATGCTGGAAAACTTTAAAGTAACAGAAATTTCCCGTATACTTAAAACTAAGACTATCCGTGTTCAGTTAGCTATGGATTTTATTAGGAGTATTACAAAAGAACTTGTTCCCCTAACTTAGTTATTTTAGGAGTAGTTATGGAATCTACTGTGAATGACAAGAAAGATTGTAGTGTTGGTTTGTCAAAGTATGTTCTTCCTATAAAAATGTTAAATCAGAAAGATAGTGGGGTAAATTTAATATCCACTATAAATTGCTTTGTGTCTGGTATGATAAGTAATAGTGATGTTACAGGTGTGATGATTGACTTATTTCATGATTTCAATAAGGATGATTGGGACAACGAGGCTATAGTAAACTTTCTTAAAACATTACAAATGCGGACTAATTCTTCCCAGGCCCATTTAGGATTTGAGTTTTTATACCCTGTTCCAAGTAGGGATAGAGGTATTAGATACTTCCCTTGCAAACTAGATTGTTCAGCCAAGGGATCTAGAGTAAAGTTTTCGTTAAATATTAGTATGGAATTACCAGCATATTTTTATGTAGGTGAGAAGTTATTTTCTACTGTAGGGGTTGTAAAGGTTTCCGTTCATTTTGATTCAGTTGGCGGTGTATTTGTTGATGAGATTGTTGAATTGATTGAGGGTTCAGTGAGAAAGTTTTATTCGGACGTTGATTGGTCTTGTGATTCTAGGGTAGGTGTCTTTACAGATTCTATATCTAATGATTTAAACAAATCGGAAAGAATTATTGATTACTCAATTTCTTGTGAACACTTTTCCCATGAATTGGGATTTAACGTTGTAAAGAATATTTCCAAGGGTATTGTTGGCGGTATCAGAGTTGGGAGCTAAAAAGTGATGAATGGTTCAGTTAAGTGGTTCAACGAATTGAAGAGATTTGGATTTATTATTCATGAAGGGAAGGATGTTTTCCTGCATAAAAATAATACTCAGGATAGAAGTTATACCCCGAAAGAGGGGGATAAAGTTGAGTTTGAGATCCAAGTTGGCAATAAGGGTCCAATTGCTGTTAATGTGAAGAAGGCTATCTAAACTTTTTTAGGTTTTTGTGTATAGTTAGATAAAGGAGGGTTTATTCTATGGCTATTGAAATATCTCATGTTGCCCCTACAAAGTACTTAAAAGTTGTTGATGAATTCTGTAAGTTTCATTTGGTTAATGGGGCATTGATTGGTGTTGATAAGGAGTATACGGACTTTTTCATTAATAGTAATAAGTATAAGATACTTAATAATGGTTTTGTTGAGGGGCAACCACTCAACATTCATGACTTAATCATTTCGGCTCAATTAATTAATGCTGACGAGGTTGTTTGTCCAGAAATGATTATTAGTCCAGAGTTAGCAGATTGCCGGATGGAAGATTTTTGGAATGCCTGTAAAGGAAAGTTTAAGGTGATGGTTGTTCCTCATGGGGAGAATGCCACTGAATGGCATGAAAGTTTGGGTACATCCAGAGAGTTAGATAAGAAATATAAAATTAATTCTGTTGGATTGGCTGCTTCTGTACTAGCTGATGCTTACAAAGATATAACAGGTATGAATGCTACTTATCCAAATAGGTTAGAGGTATTAAAGAACAGAAGGCTTCGGGACACTTTTTACGATCTTAAGTGGGACATTCACCTACTTGGTCTTTCCACCAGGGGTGGTAGGGAATTGCTTGAATCTTCTTTACGTCCAGAAATCAAACGATGCAGTACTTCAATTGCTTACCAAGTTTCAAATGAAGGTGGGGTGTTGATGTATAATGATTATGATTTTGTAAGGGTGCATAAGCCTGTTAATTATGCTGATGAATATGATAATGAAGTGGCTTTCAGGCTTCGTGGTAGTTGTCAGGCGTTGAATGAGATTGCTAAAGGAATTACTATGAACGTTGAATAGGAGAAGAAAAATGAGTGTTATTGCAGTTAGAAAATATAAAGATAGGATTGAAATTGCTTCAGATACCCAAGTTACTATTGATTGGGATTCCAAAGAAAAAAATAGTTTTGCTAAACTTGGTAGGCTTTCCCCAGATCTTGTAGTTGGATGCTGTGGGGATGCTGGATTATTTGTTTTGCTTAGAGAATATTGTAAAACAAATACATTAAGATTTTCTGGTGAAAGTGCTATCATTGAATTTTTTACTAAATTTCATAAGTATGCAAAATCAGAACATATGGATGCTTCTGATTATAATGTAAATACTAATACATTTGTTCTTATTCATGGACATACCATTTATGTGGTTGGGGGTTACTATGTGAGGAAAATTAATAATTATTATGCTACGGGCTCTGGTGGAATAGCTGCCTTTGTTGCTCTTGACCTGGGAAGTTCAGTAACTAAAGCAGTTCAAGTTGCATGTAAACATAGTATTCATTGTGGACTTCCAGTTAAACATATTATTGTTAGAAAGAATAAGAAAAATGGATAATGTAAAAAAGTAGGAACTGTTTGTGTTTATGCGATGGCCAATCCTAAATAGGGGGAATATGATGGAAAATGATTATGGTAATTACAGACCGAGAAAAGTTGTGTGTGGTTTTTTAACTAAACTAGTACAAAAGGTATATCCTACTGCTGTTGTTTATTCTTATGATGAAGATAGTCCAGAAGAGCATTGGGGGATTGAATTTCCTTTTGATGATAGGGAATCAATTGGGGTAGGAGATAATTTTAAATATGCTAAATACTGTGTGATGATGTTATTGAATGCGGCTAATAATCAAAGTGGATTAAACCAAGAAAATGAGGAGGAAAGGTGAATCCCCCGAAAGTGCCTTCAGGCAGATGGTGGTTAGATGCAGAGAAATGTCCTTATTGTCATTGCACTCCTTATGACTGGGGTGTTGAAGGGAATGTTACTATTACATATCATGTTGGTTGTAAACCAGTTAGGGGGATAAATATGAAATCTCCTTGTGGTAATGGGAAAACATTTCAAGAAGCTTTAGATGATTGGAACAGTCAATGCAGGAAAATAAAAGAAACTTTAATCAACCTTGGAAAATTTGTGGAGGAAGCGTTGCCTTACTAAAATGAATAGTGTTCTATTTCATTCCGGTGAAGGTGAGTGGCAGACCCCTAAATATTTGTTTGATGAGTTGAATAAGGAGTTTCATTTTACTGTAGATGCTGCCGCTACCAAAGAGAATGCGTTATGCGGTAAGTATTGGACTAAAGAAGATGATGCTTTTAAGCAGGATTGGGGGAAAGAAGTAATATACCTAAACCCCCCCTATGGAAGAGGCGTGGGTAAGTGGGTAGAGAAAGCATATGAATCTAGTAAGGATGGCGCAACTGTTGTAATGCTATTGCCGGTTAGGAGTGATACTGCATGGGCATTTGATTATATACATGGGAAGGCTGAGATAAGATTTATCCGTGGTCGTTTGAAGTTTGGACACCCAGATGGGACTTGTAATGCTGCCCCGTTCCCTTCTTGGGTAGTGATTTTTAGGCCCCAAAGTCATTTTTGGGATTTGGGGGGTAAAACTTAATATGGAAATATTAGAAAGATTTTATGATAAAGCAGAGAATCCCTATTATAAAATTACCGAAGAATCCTAGTTTATATACAGACGACAATGTTATTGGTAAACAAACCTTTATAAAAGGGGAGTTTAATGTTAATGATGTTGCTTTCAGAGTAAAGCATTATGTGTTAACTCAAACAAAGTTAAAGAGGTCTTGGAAGTGGGAACATTTTGCTGGGTTGTATGAAGGATTGAAGGATTCTGATTACAAAGATGCTATCATGACTTCTTTAGGGAAATTAGTTAGATTGAAAGGAACTAAAAACAAGGATGTTCTGAAATTCTTTTATGAGATGTTTGATAAGTTGCGGAAAAATAAGAGGTTATAGAGCAAATAATTTGATAATTATGTATATAATAGAGTGAGGGAAACATGGGAGAATTGAGGCAGATTTACAAGATTTTGAATGGGTCTGACATTAAGTACGATAAAAGTTACTCTTCAGAGCGTTTACGTCATTTAGCACATTTAGCGACTATAAAAATTAACTCCAAATCTGAATGTTTTGGGTATCGAGATTTAAATGATCGGGGCTGGTCCGATGGTAAATGCCCCTGTATGGATGATATTTGTAATGCATGGCAGTTATGTCAGGAGTTAACGGATTACAATAATAAAATTGATATGGTTGTAGTTAGTGAAGTTTCTTCAAACCAAACATTTTTACCGGAAAGACCGGCAAAAAGGAGTTCTAGGATGAGTGTTGAAAAGGATAAGTTTGGGCTTCGCGTTGGTTCAAAATCTTCCAAAATTGCTGAGATCCTTACTACTAATATGGATCTTACCAGGACGAAGGCTGTAGAGTTAGTTATGGCAGCGAACAACGTTACTGATAACACAGCTAACGTTCAGATCTATACAGTCAAAAAGAAGTTAGCCGAGCAGGGAATCAAGATTGATTTCAAGCGCGGGCCGCGAAAGCCGAAGGCGAAGCTAGTGGAAGCTCCTGCTGCTCCTGCTGCTCCTGCTGAAACTCCGAAGGCGTAAGGTTATGGCTTGTGGGGAGCCACGCTTAAACGTGGCTCCCCCCATTCTTCCTTTGTTAATACTTGTTTATAAAGGCTAGGGAGACTACATGGTATTGAGTGGGGTATTACCACCAGGGGCTTTAGGTGATTTAAGGGTTTGTGATAGATGTTCTTGTGTAGGTATTAGGAAAAATGTGGTTCCTAATAGAATTATTAGGAGTGCCCCTTTAGCTATAATTGGACAGGCACCTGGGGTTACTGAGGATGGTCAGGGGGTAATGCCATTTACTGGTGAGGCTGGGGATCTTTTATGTGATACTATAGAAAAATTGGGTGGAGATAAGAATAACATTTCTTTATTAAATATTATCCAATGCTTCCCTGGTAGGAATATTGGTGGGGACAATAAACCTGATGCTAAACAGATTTCAGCCTGTGAATCTTGGAGAGAGAGGGATATAACCTTAGCTTCACCAAAGGTGCTTGTTACACTTGGTGATGTTGCCACTAAAGTAATTACTGGTAAGACTGGTATTACGTCGTTAAATGGGAAGCCATTGACTCATCCTAGGTATCCAGAGATAACTATTATACCTGTTATCCATCCTGCATATGTGAAACGTAACCCTGAAAAAATGGATGAATTTGTATTCGGTATTACCCAGGCGATAAAGTATGCAACTGGTAAGGTTGTGGAGACTAATAAGGATAGTAAATATGTAATTTGTAATACAAAAGAATTGATTGATGAGTGCTTTAAAGAACTTGAATCAGCCAAGATGATTGCGGTGGATATCGAGACTTCTTCATTAGATTTTACTACTGGATACATACTCTCAATTGGGTTTTCAACCAAGGAGAGAACTGGCTGGTGCATTCCTATTACTACTCATGATCCAGCCATGTATGAGGCAATCAAAAAGATTAGGGAGAATGAGAAAAAACCTACTCCAATCTCTGATCCAGTGGCTTTCTGTAAGGGGATGGGATTGCAAGAACCAAAACAAATAATTGATACGTTATGCCCAGATTTCAAAGATAGGTTAAATGCTATTCTTGGCAGGGAAAATGTTGTAAAAGTACTTCATAATTATAAGTTTGATAAGATATTCTTGAAGAAGTTTGGGATAAATATTAGTGGGAAGGTATTTGATACTTATGTTGCTCATTATCTCCTTGACGAGAATAGTTATGGTCATGGACTGAAGGATTTAGCTTTCAAGTTTACTGATATGGGGGATTACGATAAAGAGATTAAAGATTATTTAAAATCGGATGGGGATAGTTATGTTCTTGTAATACCGGAAAAACTGTGTTGGTATAATGCTGCTGATGCCGATGCTACAATTAGGTTAGCTAAAATATTCATTCCAAAGATTCAAGAAGAGGGACTAGAAATTTTCATGTCTGGGTTGTTGATGCCAGTTAGTGATTTAATCAGTGAAATAGAAGAAACTGGTATCATAATTGATAATGATTATAGGGATAAGTTGGATGGTGCATTGACGAAAGAATCAGAAAAACTCGAAAGAAAGTTAAGATCACTTACAAATCCTGATATTAACTTTGGTTCTCCAAAACAGTTGAAAAAACTTCTATTTGAGGATCTGAAACTTCCTTCTATTAAAAAGACTGAAAAGGGTAATGACAGTACGGATGCTGAGGTTCTTGAGGAACTGGCCAAAATGCATCCAATCCCTAATTTATTAACCAATTTGAGAAAAGTAGATAAGTTAAAATCTACTTATGTTGATGGACTTGCAAGTTTCATTCGTATGGACGGGAGGGTTCATGCAAGTTTTAATGTTGTTGGTGCTGAAACTGGTAGGATAACTGTAAAAGACCCTCCATTACAAACAATGCCAAAGAAGCCTATTGAATTAGTTGATTGGGAGGAAGTGCTTAAATTAGGTTCTGGGTACATTGATTTAGAATCTGTGCCAAGAAAGAAGTATCACGTTAAAGGATTAGTAATTGCACCACCTAAATTTAAGGTGGTGGAAATGGATTATTCCCAGGCAGAGCTTAGGATATTAGCGGAGCTTTCCAAGGATGCGGAGTTATGCCTTTGCTTCTTACAGGGGATTGATGTTCACCTTAAAGTTTCCATTGAAGTGCTTCATATGGCGGAAAATGCGGAGGGTGAGATTAGAGAGATGTTCCGTGGGAGGGCTAAAGTAATTAATTTCGGTATAGCATATGGCATGGGGCCTTCCCTTTTGGCCAAGGAAGCTGGTATTTCCATTGATGAAGCTAAAATGTATTTGGCTGATTGGAAGAGGAAGTTTGAGGGCGTTGCTGAGTATCAGCGCAATTTGATAGAGGAATGTCGGGAGAGAGGGTATGTAAGGAGTTTATATGGTAGGAAGCGTAGGATTGTTGCTATCAATGATCTTAATATGGATATTAGGCTTCATGCGGAACGTGAGGCTATCAACTTTCCAGTTCAGGCTACAGCAAATGAAATGAATTTGTGGTCTGGAGTAAAGATTAGAAGGGCGTTATCTAATAAGTTTGAGTTCTATCCAATCAATCTTATCCATGATGCTAACCTTTGGTACGTGAGGGATGATTGTATTAAGGATTTTTGTAAGGAATCTGCTCAAATTGCTAACCATCCTCCTGGTATTAAACTTCCAATTGAGACTGAATTTAAGGTTTCAGTTGGGAATAGCTGGGGTGACATGGAGAAAGTGGAGTTAACATGATGGAAGAAGAAACTAAACCTGATTATGGTAAAGTTATAGATGTTAAGGCTATACTTCATTCTAAACTTTTTTTGTGTGGATGTTGTGAGTTCACAGAAATAATTAAGACTGTTAAATACATATTAGAAAAAATTAAAGATGGACAGAAAGAATCTGATTGGTACCAGAAAACGTTTCATGGGGATCTTGGGGTTTATTATTTAATTGTTTGTCTTTTAGAAGAAGGTGGATTTTGTGAACATGGAACAGCAATACGGTTTCCTTGGCTTACAAAAGACGGGGAAAAATTATTTGAGGCTTTGAATAAGTTTAGTCCAGAGGAAATAAGTGATGCGAAAGGTACAGCTTATGATGGGGATTATTATGATTAGGAAGAGAGCATGAAAAAATCTGTATTAGAGTTAGAGATATGCTTTAACTGTCATAAAGTTTTAAGTGTTAAAGAATCTATTGTTGAAAGTGATATTGATAGAAATCCAGTTAGCAATATAGATTATTTTAGTGGTATAAAAATAGATAAAAAGTGTGATTCTTGTAATAATAATTTAGGTTTAATTAAAACTTCACCCAGGGACACGGTTGAAAAAACTGATGAATCTTTAGTAATTTTTAATGATCCACCAAGTATGAGTAGTGACTTTCTTTCCGGTAAATGGAAAGTTCCAGAGGAAACTAAAAAATGGCTTAAAGGCCAGATTCATAAGTACATTAAACTAACTCCAGAAGTAAAAAAGGAGTTTAAAGATAAAGCGCAAAAAAAGATTGAAGAATCCAGAAAACTTAGGGCATAAGTGGAGTAATTCTGTATATAATGTAGGTAGGAGAAGTAAAAAGTACTTGAAAGGAGAAACAAATGCCGTTTTTTGATTTTGATTCTGATCTGATTGGGAAAGAGAAGAAGCGGATTGCAGAGAAGCAGGGTCAGTCCCCCATCTTTTGGAAGCCCATTGATGGCAGGAACCTAATTCGTTTCCTCCCGTCATGCGATGAGAAGGTCCGTCAATTCTGGAAGAGGGTACTGGTTCACTTTGATATGAGGGATGATGAGGGTAGATTTACTGAATATGTTTGTCCTCGTACCCATGATTCAAAGTCCGTCTGTCCGATCTGTATTCATGTGAACCAGTTATATCGGACTGGCAATGAGAGTGATCGGGAAGTTGCTGGGAGGATTCGGCCTATGATCAGATATTATTATAATATCTGTGAGATAAAGCAGGGAGTACAGCCCCGCATTTGGGTATGGAAAGCCCCAATGACTTTCCATGAGAAGAAGCTGATTCTTCAGCTTACTGAATATGGGAATATCACAGATGTTAAGAGTGGGCTTAACATGGTAGTTACTCGGATCAAGGGAGAGAATGGGATTCCTTCTTATGAGTTAATTCCTAAGTCGGAAAAAGTCCCGGTTGATCCTGAAATTATGAAGTTAATGCAACAGCCAAACATTACTGATCTTAACAGTGAACGTGCTGAAAAAGGTCAGGGGATGTATGATCTAACTGTTGCGTCAGTTTCATTGTCTTATGACGAATTAAAGGAGGCCCTAAGTCGTAGGTTGGTTGCAGATTCCAAGATTTCAGCCCCTGAAGATCGGGCTGCAAAATCAGTTTCTGCTTCCAGCCCGTCAAGTTCACCTTCTGCGGCTAAACCAGCTGAAGTTAAGGTGGAGTCAAAACCGGCCCCGGTAAATCCAGCGGAGTATGGACAGTCTCTAGATGATTTTGAAAAGAGTCTTAAAGTTTAAGGGTAAGTTATGTTCAAAGCACCATTTGAGTACAGACAACTTGTACACAATTTGTGTGGAGAGATAACTGATACCTTACTGAAAGAGTACAATGTTAATAAGAATATTTATATTAATGAAATAGTTGAGGGGGCAGTAAAAATAAAAGCTAAAGAAATTTATGACCGAGAAAATACGGATGTTAACCTTTTTTCTGGGATATTGTTTAGTGCAAAACAGGATTTGCTGGGCAATATCCGAACACTTGTAAAGAAATGTGTGGAGGAAAAAGATGGTCAACATGGACCAGACGGAATTTCCGAATGCTCCGCAAGTAGTGATGCTTGCTCAGCATCTTGACATTGATATAACTAATATCAATAAAGAGTTACAGGAGAGTCCGGGGAAGCTATTCTACTGGGATGGTCTAGCCACAGAAGCCAAGCGTGAGCTGTCCATATTTGAAACTATTCATTATGCGAAATGGATGGCCCATGCTAGGAACTTTGCTAGAATGTATATGAAGGTAACGAAGCTAAAGGATACTGTAGACAATCAGATGGATACAGTGATCCTTTTGTATTCCAAGGATGCTACATCTGTCCATCGTCGGAAGTATTCAGAAGCTTGTTTTCTTGAGTCATTAACCAGTGAAATGAATGCGGAATCTATTGAAAAATTGAAGGCAAATCAGGATGAATTTATGGGGAAGTTTAAGGCATTCTAT